GCTCGAGCGGATGCGGGCCCCGTAGTCGGCCGGGATCGTCACGAGGGAAACCTCGTACGGCTCCCAATCCACCGCGCGGGCCAGCATCGGAGCGCCCTCCGTCGCCGGAGTCGTCTCGTACTTGTGCACTTTGTAGCCAACGCTCACCGGAGGCGGCATACCGTCCCGGATGTCCTGCCACACGGACTCGACGTCGGCACGCTGACTGAAGCGGGCCATGACACGGCCCTGCCCCTTGGCGACCACGGCCGAGCCTGGGATGGTCATCCCAAGGCGATCCTTGCGCACGGAGCCGCTCTCGTGGCCGTCGAGCAGGGAAACGCCTGCGTTGAGCCTGTCGAGGCGGACGTGTCCGGGCTGGAGGCTCAGCGTCTCCATGTACCGCTGCCCGCTGGAGTAGTCGTAGCGCTCTACGGCTGCCCCTGTGGTGAAGACTAGCTCCACCGTCCTGTCCTCGAGGTTGATGCTCTGGACGGACGCCCGGAGCGCTAGGGGTGCCATCTCGACGAACCCCGGCTTGAGAAGGGCAGGGAGCAACGACGACTGGCGCGCGGCCTCCGTCATGCTAGGATCATCGGCAATTTCTGCGCTTGTGTCGCGTTGGATACTCTGCAACGGGAGCGATCGGGAGAGCATGGCCGGAGTGCTCGGGCCCCGGAGCCATCCCAAGTCGAAGAGGGAGCGCATCATCGCCCGGACTCGCTCGTGGCTAACTCCAAGAGTGCGAGCGACATACGCCGCAGGAGCAGGCTCCCCTATAGCCGTGCAGTAGTGGTCCACGACGGCGAGAAGCTCGGACTGACGTGGTGTGAGTGCGCTCATTCGCCACCCCCTTCGATTGCGTCCAACGTCGCCCGGACCCCCCGCAGGAAGTCCGCGGCGTAGTGCGGCGCCTTGTCGGTGGGCGGATTAGCCCGCAACTCGGCCAGCCTGGCCCCGATGTCCTCCGCCCCATCGAAGGCCCTCACGGCTGCCTGTGCGCCCTTCTGGAAACAGGCGTGGCAGTTGGGGTGCATGTCAGGGGGAGGCGTCCTGCGGACGGTCTCCAGGCCCGCGAAGAGGTCCACGGGTGTGGCCTCGGTCGGCCCTCGGTTCTCGAGGGCCATCCCCCGCTCCCGGTTGTCGATTTGGATCGGCTTCACCATGGGCTTCCTCACTTCGCCGGCTGCGGCCGGGCTGGGATCTGTGGCGGGACAGGCTGCGCCGGGGCGGCCGGGGGCGGCGGATTCTTCGCTTCCTTCTTCTTCTTCGCGTTGTCCAGAGCCGCAGCCGTGATCTGCTCGTCCGTGAGTTCCGGCACCTGGAAGTAGCGGGGACCTCCACTCTGCGTCGTGTTCCGCGGATCGGAATCGAGGATGATCTCGAGCTCGTCCAGCACCTTGTTGTCGGCCGCAATCTCGTCAAGGACGGCCCTCGGATCGAATCCGCGCTCGCGCAAGACCTCAGAGAGGCTCTGGATCCCCGCGCGGATGTTCCGGGCGTACGCGAGCCCTTCGTTCTGAGGATCGATCATCGGAGCCGGGGGAGGAGTCCAGTCGGCCTCGGGCGCGTCCTGAAGTCCCATCACCGAAGCGGCCCGCATAGCCCACGCCCAGACGGGGTCGCAGAACTGGGGGATAAGCGTCCTCCAGCGCCAGTCGTCCACGCGAGCCCAATGACGCAAGCGGGAGAGCCTTGCCGCAGAGAACGGCATCATTCCATAGTCGCCTGTCAGGTCTTCGTAGTTGACCCCGAGTCCGGTTGCGATGCGTCGGAGCGTCGACTTCTCGAACTCGCTGTACTCGTTGACGGTGGGCGGATTTATGACCTTGATGTCACGTCCGGCAGGCGCGTTGAGTACCATCCCTGGCTCGAGCATGTCCGTCAGAGGGTCGGTTGTCGTAGTGGCCCCGAGAGATGCACCCTCACCGTTGACGTCCGTCGTCACGATCGCGAGACAAGCCGCCACGAGCTGTTTCATCAGCGTGGCGTCGGCGAGCTTGTCGTAGTCTTTGAACGTGAGGAGCACCGGAGCAAACCACGACACGCCGCGCACCTGACCGGGCCGGCCCTGCTTGAAGACGTGTAAGACGCTCTCGGCAGGGACGAAGTAGGACGACGATGAAGACGACACGACAGAGCCGGGGTGCTCGGAGAAGAGCCAGTAGCCGCGGCGTCGGCCGATGGGGTCGAACTCCACGCCCTGAATGATCCTTCCGCCAGATCCGTTGCTCCCGAGAAGGGACGTCTTCGACGTGTCGAGCAAGTCCGGCTCGATGACCTGCAGTTGCATCGGGATAGAGAGCTCGTCCGCAGGAGTCCGCATGCGGCGCCTGATGAGGCACTCCCCAGAGATGACCACCGTTCGCCAGACGAGCTTCTGGAGTCCGTACATGTCGCAGCGCCCGTCGGAGTCACACTCCGTCGTCTCGGCCCACGACTTCCACACCTCGGCTGCGCGCTTGTTCGTCTTGCGAGGCTTTGCGACGATCCCTGTCCCCACGGCGTGATCCGTGATGATGTTTACCGCGGACTCGGCCAGCCCGTTGTTTCGCACGAGATCCTGAGCGGCGCCCCGAAGTCCGGACAGACCAGTCCCGTGATTCGCCGCCGCGTTCGCGTCGGAGTTGGATCGGTTCCAATCCTGAGTTCTGCGCCCAGATGATGCGCCTTCGTAGTGGCGGGCCAGCATCGTCTCGGCCATGCGCGCCCGCGCTCGCTGAAGCCCGGCGCGAGGGCTGACGTAGCCGACGATTCGGTCAATGATGTTGGCCATCTCAGACCCCCTTGCTCACGGATGCGTATCGAGTCGGAGCGTAGCCGGACGTGGACGAAGTCGCGTTGACCTCTGCCGTCATGTCGGCCAGGAGCGCCTGCATGTCCTTCACCGAACGGAACGTGAAAGACTGGTCCCCGAACGTCATTGACTGAATGGAGCCCGCCGAGGACATGGCCACCTTGAGCCTGTCGATGTCCGTCTGTGTCCATGCCATCTCATCGCCCCTTGAGCCAACCGCGGCTCGGCTTGATCCATCCACAACGTCTGCGCGCGTTCACTTCGGCCTTGCGCTCGTCGTCGCTCAGCCATGGGTCGGTCTTCGGCTTCGGCGTCGCTGGAGCACTCGGCCTCGCCTGCGGCTTGTCGGTCGTCGCGCCTAGCTTCTTCATCGCCTTCCGAGCCAACCGCGGCCCTTCTCCTGAGCTGGTTTCGGTGTAGGCGCCTGGAGAGTCTTCGGTGAGTCATCCTTCCACCTGTCCATGCCACACAACGACGCCGCTGCGCGAGCGTACACGCGGCAGTCGAGCACATGATTCTCTCGCCCCGGGATCAGCTCCCACACGAGCTTGGTGAATCCTCCGCGCGTTCGGTGCGTCACGAGGTGCTCCGCGGTCAGTTGTTTGAAGAACTCGTCGTCATACTGCGGAAAGTGGCAGAATCCGGGAGGGTACTTCTCACCGTCGAGCGGGGAGTCGAGTCCGATGAACCCGTAGAGCTCCGACTTCGCCACGGCGCCACGCACTGGCCACATCTTGTAGCCCGATACCGGGCGCTTTCCCCGCGCCGTGATGTCCACAGTTGACGGGCTGCCGATGAGAGAGCCTCCCCCGTCGAGCCCCTTGACCGCGATCACTCCTCCGGATCCAGTCCGAGGGTCGACGCTAGAGGAGTGAGTTCTCGCCCACGCATAGACGCTTTGCGTGTTGAAGCCGGAGTCTATAGCCAGAAGGCTTATCCTGGCCGTTGTCCCATCCTCACACCTGAAGTCCTTAGATAGCAGCTCGTCAAGGAGAGGCCACGGGCCAGCGTCAGAGTGATTGTCCGTGTTGCCTGGAATCTCTCCGTAGTCAAGCGACCATGATTCTTTCCCCTTGCCCCACGCCACAACTTCAACGATGAGACGGTCTTTCTGGACGTCCACCCCGGCCGTAATCAGGCAACTCCGAGTGGGCGTAGGATTCAGTGCGCCAACGGGGACGGTCCCCATCTCGTAGTTCTCGCGGCGAGCGTAGATCCGCTCCCACTCGGGGGCCTCGCCCTTCTCCACCCACGACTCTCCGAGCACGGTGTTCGTGAAGACGCGGAACTTCTCGGGCGTTTTGTGGACCTTCACGAACATCTTGGCGATGTCGCCCCACGAGAGCCACCCAACGGGAGAGTACAGAGCCGAGATATGGTAGCCCCTCACCTTTGGGTCCGTCTCTTCCTCGGCCGTTGGGCGCCACTCGGCCCCGTGTTTCGGGTCGAGCATCCACGTCTTCTGATGGTCCTCGATTCGAGCCTCGCAGTAGAGGCAGACATAGACCGCATCCTGTGGCTTGAGATCGAACTGGCTCCACTGAATGCGAGGGAAGTCGAGAGTCTGGAGACCGAGGCACTCTGGACAAGGCACGAAGTAGCGCCGCATGTCCGTCGCTAGGTACGCCTGTTCAATAGGAGAGAGCCCGGCCACCGTGGGCGTCGAGGTCTTCATCCGCTTGAATCGAGCGAACGTCCTCTGCCGTGCCTCGGCGAGCTCCACCGGGGCGCCTTCTCCATCCACGTCCACCGGATAGCCGTCGATCTCGTCAGCCAGCAGGTAGCGCGCCGGCATCGAGCGGAGCCCCACGGCCGAGTTGGCGCCCGTGAGCACCAGGATTCCGCCCCGGAACATCTTCTGCAACATCGAGCCGCGATGATCCCGGCTCTTCTCCTCGGCCACCTTCCCCGCGAGGCGCGGAGTGTCGTCGAAGAGCGGCTCTACCCGCTGTCTCGAGAACCGCTTGGCGAGGTCTACCGTGGGCTGGACGGCGAGAGTGGGCCCCGGAGCGTGGTCGACGATGTAGCCGAGAACGTTCAGCAGGCTCTCGGTCTTACCGACCTGAGCGGAGGCCATGAAGACCACCTCCCGAACTCGGGAGGACGGGCTCATACAATCCATGATCTCCCGCAGGTAGGGCGTCCTGCTCGTCCGCCACGGCCCCGGCTCCGCACTCGACTTCTGCGGCAGCCGGCGGTATCGGTCGGCCCACTCGGAGACGGTGATCGGAGGCTCCGGCCGGGCCCCGAGCAGGTACGCCCGGCGCACCGACTGCTCAGCGAGCGGCGCCTCGACGTCAAGCAGCATCGCTCACCTCTTCGGTCACCAGCATCAACGCCTCTCGGATGGCGGCCTCGAGGATGGCGTGCACCTCCGCCGCGTCCGTCTCTCCGGCAATCTGCGCGGAAACCCGGTCAGGGATATTCAAGAGACCATCCCGCAGCACACGTGCCGCCGAGAACGCCTGCCGCTCAGCCTCCCGTCTCTCCACGAGTTCCCCGCGCCGCACCTCGAGCGCCAGCTCCTTCGTCCGGGCGCTTGCCAGGTTGTTGCGGATCTGGCTCTCGGCCAGCGTCATGGGCTCGTCGTCCGACTCGGGGGGATCTGCCGGATGCTCCTGGCTCGCCGGGGCCACGACTTCAGCCAGAGCGCCCTTGGCCTGCGACACTTGGACCCGGTTCTCGGCCCACAGACGCACCGCGAGCTCGGAGTCGAGCACCACTAGGCGCCCGTCCACCTTCCCCACCGCACCATCCAAACGGCCGGACGCGCACGCCTTCTGAACAGCAGCCAGCGTGCACCCGAACCCGCGCGCCAGACTCCGTAGCGACGGCTGACGACCGGTAGTCACC